AAGGTGAAGCTTTTAACTTACATAACGCGGGATCAGGGATCAGGGGCGATCTCTCGCCCATGATCTTAAATTTTTAGTAGATCTTAAAACCTCCACTAAATCTGCAGAACTCTGCAAATTCTTTTACATGATCCACGCTAAAAGGGTAGGACGCATTAAACTTTTTTTCGTTATAAATCTCGTCCCATTTATCCTTGTCCTCTTTTGGAAAGTCCATCGGGGCAACATTAGTTTTACCTAATTTTTTTTCAACACTCTTACAAAATTTCTCTAATTTTTTTTCAATTTTGTCGTTGTGTTTCTCCAACTTTTTTCTTTCCTTTTCATAATCAACTTCATATTTTTTAGTATGACCACTCTCGATCAATACCTGTAATTGATTATGAATTTGTTTTGCGGTTTCGTCGTCAACCTCATGACCGCCATTCTCGTGCCAAAGGTTGATGTCGTCTTCTTCAACGCAACCTGTGAATTTAATCACGTAGTCCGCTAAAGGTCTCCACCACCAAACGTTAGAACGAAAGTAGTCGCCGACAACCTCGTTCCTATATTCCTCCGACTTTGCAAAATATTCTTTTCTTTGCTCTTCAGTCGTCGGTTTGTCCCAATCCAAAACTGGTTTAACTGCCTTGTTTGGATTGTGAGGGTTCATTCCATATAAATCAAAACCCATTTTTTCCTCCTTTGTTAAAATTAAATCCTATTAAATCCTACAATATAGTCAACAAAAAAATAATTTATTTTCAATTAAAAAGTGATTGACACAAGATGTAGTGGGTGGTGCATGTGGGCGGGACCCACCCAGATTTTTTTTGTTAAGTGCATGTGGGCGGGACCCACCCTTATTTTTTTTATTTTTTTCTGGGGCGATTACTCGCCCCAGAAATTTTCAATCTCTAAAAGTTGGAATGATAGGCAACTCTTTTATATTTGTATGAATTGCCCCCGCATCATTACCCTCGTCATCTTGGGATGGAGTTAAAACAACTCCATCCTCTAAGTATATCTCGCAAGGTTGTTGATCCCAACCAAAAACTCTTTCAGTTTCTTTTGGGTCTAACCACTCAACTCTAACTATTTTTTTGCCAACTAAATGTTTGTTGACTAGATCTTGCCAATAGTTTTTTTTCATCGATCGTAACTCACTTTCTGACCCAACAAATCGAGAGCCAAAATATTCTTTTCGTGTCTTACGCACCAAAGTTGAAAGCCCTTTTCTGTTGCTCCAAATTCATAATTTGCATATTCTCTTGGAGAGAATCCATCGGGTCTTTCTTCCAAACATTTTTTACAATGATAAAAAGAAAAGATTTTATTTTTTACTTTTTTCATAAGTCCCTTTCTGAAAAATGTTAAATGTGATTGAAACAATATCAGAGTTTGCTGTTGTATATCTCGCTCTGTCTCTGTCCCAAAAGGTCATATAACGTTTTCCTGTTTTTTTGTTTATACCGATTTTACTTTTTTCATCCCAAGTGCCTTTTCTTGACACACTTTGACCATGAAAATTTTCTTCGCCATTGATATATTGTGGCGTCCAAGTGACGAAGAATTTTGTGCCTTTGTCCATCATATTTATTTTTTCCTTTCTATTGACAAATTTATCAGAAAATCCTATATTGTCAAATGAAAGGAGAAATAAAAATGGAAAATACACACTCGACATTTTTAGTGTTAAGAATAAGCGAAGACAAAGACAATGGAAATACAGATATTGACGTTGTTGAAAGCTTTGTAACTATGCGAGATGCTAAAAATTACAAAGATGCGAAGGACTTGATTGAGCGTTTATCTCCCAGAAATACTTGGAGACATACTCAATATAAAATTCAACAAATTTTTTACAAGTCCTTTGTTCAAGACGAAAAAAAATCTTGGAAAGATTTAGTTTCGGCTTAATGTTGTAAAAAACTGGAGTGTTGCATTCGTGCAACACTTCAGAAAAAAATAAATTTTTTTCTTGACTGTTGTATTTTTGCAACAGGGAAGAGCATGTGGGCGGGACCCACCCCAGAAAAAATAAAAAAATAATTTCACCTTTTAGTTGAATGTGTATTGACACTAATACAAAATAATATATTATCCTATAAATAACAAAACGGAGGACAAATGAAAGATAATATACATCAACCTTTTTTAGATATTCTAAATGAGGACTATGAAGAGCAAATGTCCAAATGTAATTTTGGAGCATTGAAAAAAGGTGATCGAATAAAATCCAATCAACTTGGAACACCGATCACGGGTAGACTAATGGAAAGCCCAAAGCAAGGTAAAGGACTAAAGAAAGTTATTTTGATTTGGAGTAATGGCTCTGAGGTTGGAATGTTTGATGAGCATGGTTCAGTTCATGCAAATCAAATCATTGCAGTAGAGCGAGATGGAACGTGGCTCGAGGTTAGCCACCAGTAATTAGCCATGTGGTTTTTGCATAGGGTATCCTACAATATCCTATGCATAAACTGCATACCACCTGGGGTTGTGTAGAGAAGAGCATGTGGGCGGGACCCACCCGAAGGGTGTAGCATCCCAGAAATCTAATAGAGGTACCAGACCATTTTGGTTTTTTGACTTTTTTATTTTAGTCAATCCCCCTTTTTGCAAAAGGGATCCTAACGCATACCCCTATACTGCTTGATTTACATAATTTATCCTATAAAATACTTTGTGGTTCCATATGAAGCTAACCCTAGATCAAATAAATAAAATACCTGATGTTCAAGCTAGAGAG